CGCCTGTCGCCCCGTCAACGATGCACATCGCAACCTGATCGAAGGTCCCGCGGCGCTCTAGGTCGTCGCCGTCGCTCGCCACGGCCGCGACGCATTCGACCACCGCGGACAGGGCTACCGGGCCGACGTCATCCGCAAAGAAACCAAGGCGTGGAACAAGGTTCAGCGCGCATGGTCGCGTATGCCGGCCCCAATTCGTCGGGCATGGGACGACCAAAACGGCAGCGGCGGCGAGTTCATCCCGACCCCGCTCCTTGCCTCGCCCATGTGGCAGGTCGAGGAATACGACCCCGACGGTCTGATCGGTCTCTTCGACCAGATCACGATCCCGTCTGAGTCGGTCGAGCTTCCCGTCGGCACCGCGTACCCCGTCCCCTACAAGGGCGGCGGTGCTACCGGTGACAACCCGGCCGCACTTGCGAAGGCAAGCGTCGGTACCGACAAGCTCACTCTTACCGCGAACCCCATGTATACCATGGTGTTGATCCACGAAGACGCCGCGAGTGACTCCATTGTCGCCGCGTTCCCGTTCATCCGTGAAGCCATCTCGCGAAGCCTCGCGATGGGTCTCCGTCTGTGCATCCTCAACGGAGACACCGCAGCGACCCACCAGGACGATATCGCTAACTGGAACCTCCGCGGCTACTTCGGAGCCGTAGACGCTGGAAGCATCGACTACCGGCGCACTTTCATGGGTCTCCGCGCTATCGCGCTCGACGACTCGAACGGCGTCAACCGCTCGACTCACAGCCTGTCGACGCTCTTCAGCGACATCAACGCTGTAGGCGGCCCGCGCTCGGTTCCCGGCGATATGCCAATCATTACCAGCCCTGAAGGGTACCTAAGCAACTTCGTTGGCCTAAGCGGAGTCGTTTCGGCCAATGATTACGGCTCCCGGGCCCCAATCGCGGCCGGTGAAGTGGGCTCTATCGCAGGTCATCCGATCATCATGACCGACGCAATGCCCGCCGACCTCAATGCTTCCGGCGTTTACGATAACGCAACCAAGACGAAGACAGCCTATACCGTGCTTAATCGTCGCATGTTCCGCCGCATTGTGCGGGCCGGCGCCACCGTGTCGCTCCAGAACGACATCACGGTTGCCGGCACCTACATGCGGGCACGTCAGCGCGTCGGGTTCAAGGACATGACGAAATCCGCCGACAAGGCAGTTCGCTACGCCTACAACATGAGCAAATAGGGATCTGACATGAGCCAATCCAACGAATTCTACACAGCCCAGCTCTACATCCCGGTCAATAGCGCGACCGCTGGCAACCTCGACGATCTGTTTTGTGTCAACCGCCTCGGCGGCAAGGCGCAGGTCACAGCCGTCGACTACGTGTCGGACGGTGGTGTCACCGCGAACGATTCCAACAACAAGACGTTTACCGCGTCGGTTGCGGGCGTCTCGATCGGTGCAATGACCACCAGCACGACCGGCACCGGCACCATCGCTGACGGCGGGGTCGCATCGATCACGCTCTCGGCGGCCGGTTCCAACCTCGTAGCCGAGGGCGGAGCGGTCAAGGTCGCGATCACCAAGACCGGATCGGGCGTCGCGGTGGCGGGTACGCTTGCTGTCACGATGCAACGGGTGCGCGCTGACTGATGGTGATCGACCGCGCCATCCGGAGCACGATTCCGGCGCCTGCTGTGCCCCCTGGGGCGCTCGCAGGTGAGGCGCGGCCTATCATCGCCCGGGTTCGCTCGGGCGCTTGTGACGCCTACCTCGCGCCGCTGCGGGCCATCGAGATCGACGGCTCGGGGCGGCGGGCTGTGCTGTCAGCAATTGACGCGCGGTCTCGTCTCCTGATCAGAGGTCTGTGATGGCTCTCGCCACCGCTGCCCAGGTTCGGGCGCTGTCTCCGTCGCTGTCGTCTGCCGATGACACGACGATCAACGCGCTGATCGCTCGCATTGACGCGGCGTTTGCGCGGTATTGCCTGCATCCGTCCCCCGACAGCGGGGCGCCAACGATGGAAGCGGCCACCTACACCAGCTTCCCGGGACGCTACGATCTCGGGATGGGCGATGACGCGAACGTGTGCGTCGTACCCACACCGCCGATCCTGTCGATCACGTCGGTGCACATCGACGCAGAGCAAGACTACGGCTCTGACAGCCTCCTCGCCGCGGCCGAATACGTCAAAGACGGTCGCCGGGTTGAGCTGACAGTCGACGCCGATCACACCTGGGGCCACAGCCACAGGGCAAACAAAGTGATCGTTTCCGCTGGCTACACAATCGCGAACCACCCGACGCTGACAGACGCGGCAATTGTCCAGTGCATCCACCAGATCGGCAACACGTCGACGGCTGGATCGACCTCGACACAGACCCGCGGGGGCTCTCGCTCCGTGGCTCCGCTGTCGCTTCTGCCCGAGGTCCGCGAGATGCTCGCAGACTACCGTCTTGCGGTGCCGTGATGGAGCGCTTGACGCCAGAGGAATGGGAGCGCAGGTGTGAGGAAGCCGGGCCGCGTTTGGCCCGTGTGCTCCAACGTCGGGCGACTGCTATCGCGCTCAAAATGCAGAGTCGCGCGGTCGGCAACGCGTCGCGACGCCTGAAGACGCCCACCGGAAACCTCAAGCGCAGTATTGCCGGGCGCGTCGTCCAAGGCGGGCGCATGGTTGCCACGGTCGACAACAGCGGACAGGCGTCGCTATTCGGGCGCACGAGGCAGGGCGTACCGCTCGCCGCGATTCTTTCGGCAGGCGGGCGCACGAAGGGCAAAAACGTGATCTACGCGCGGATCCAAGACCAAGGCGGCACGGTCACCCCGAAGAATGCGCAGTGGCTCGCCATCCCAGACAAGAGCGTCAAAACCAACGGCGGCCGACCCCGCTACGCCTCGCCGCGCGACTACCCCGGGCGGCTGTGGTTTCACGTCATCCAAGAGGGCACAGGTAAGAGCGCGTCGGCGGTGCTTCTCGAAAAGGTCGGAGACAAGAATGTTGGCCGGTGGTGGCTGCGGAAAGAGGTTGAGATCCCGGCTTCGGGCTTTGCTCGCCGCGCGTGGTTCAAGACCCGATCCGAGGTGCCGCAGACGCTCGGGGATGCCGTCGACGTCGCCTACCGCGCGCCCGGTAGCATTGCCGCGGAGGGTCGATGACCACCGTCAACCGGAACACAATCGCGACCGCGCTTGACGGGGTGCTGTCTGCGATCAATGGATCGGGCTCATACACCTACGATCTCAGCGGAACGGGGCAGGTAGAACAGCTCGACTTGGCTGGTCCTCCGTTGTCCCGGGTCCGGCCCTACGTGGCCTATTACCTCGGGCCGCGTCAGGACATCCGAGGGGGCGCGGGCTCGGATCTCGCGCAGTATGGGCAGACGTTGACGATCGATCTTTTGGGAGTCGTCACGGGCGGGGCATCGCCCGCGGCTGCGGTCACGGCGGCCAACAATTTAGAAGCTGACATCGTGCTCGCCCTTCACGGTGCGCGCAACCTCGGCGCGGCTGCGGTTCACGATCTGACCGTCTCCACAGAGATCGTTACCGGTCCAGAAGTCGACGGCCGATCCCGGGACGCATACGTGGCGATGACGGTCGAGCTATTTTGGTCGAGGACTTAGATAATGTCGTGGTTTTCCGCAAGCAGCCTCTACCGGGCGCCGATCACCGTCAATAACATCGGCGGCGCGTCGACGATTGACGTAGCGGTCACCATTCCAGGCGACTGGGGGGCGTTCTGGTCAAACGTCCAGACGAATGGTCACGACATCAAGATCACCGACTCCGACGGTGTGACCGCGCTCACCTTCGCCCGGGACACGTTCGATCACGCCTCTCGGTCGGCAATCATCGAGATCAACGACTGGACACCCGACAGCGCAGACGGGACAGTCATCGCCTACATTTATTGGGGGCAGAGCAGCCCCACCGATACGGCGTCGAGCTTCACCGTGTCAGGCCCTAAGATCGGGACTGTGTTGGCTTGCAAGCCGGCGCCCGGTGCTGTCATCGTCCAGGCCGAAGCGCCGCCCGTGGGCGAGGATGTGCCCCGCACCCGCTACGCGTGGCCACCCGGGCAGGCAGGGTGGATCGGGTTCGACGTGTCGGCCCATCTCAAAAAGCAGGCGATCCCGCTCAACGGCTCCGCAGACCTCGAAACCGTCGCGATCGTCAATGTCGCCACACGCAACGACGGCAGCGCGTACAATTCGGGCAACGTGCCAGCAAACACTCGGATGAGCGAGTATGACGGCCGGACGATTGTCTACATGTGGATCACGGGTTCCGTTGACACGGCCACCTATACCGACGAAATTACGATCACGACATCATACGCGCGCGTGCTGATTTTCCCGGCGCTCCGCATCGCACACACCGCAGGGGAGACCTGATCATGGCTACCGTTCAGCTCGGCAGGAACGCCGCAATGGGGATCGGATTCGAATCCACAGAGGGGACCGCTGTAGCGGCTGCACTGTGGGCGCGTCTCGCCTCGCTCTCTCTCACCGTCCAGAGCACCCGCCAACGGATCGACGATCTCAGCCTCGGCGGAACGTCCTATCTGAAGGCGCGCTATCTCGAACAGGTCGAGGTAACGGGCTCTTTCGAGATTATCTGCTACTACGAGGGCGGCGCGTTGACGTCGTTTCTTCAGGCGTGCATCGGCGGCACATGGTCGACCACCGGATCCGGCCCCTACACCCACGTCCTGAACCCGGGCGCCGAGCCTCCATCGATCACCCTGCGATCAGCTCGGGACACGCTCAGCACATCGGGCGCGCTCCAACGGGGCGACGTCATCGCAGGCGCGCGGATCACATCGGCCACGCTGTCGGCACAGACCCCCGGGCTCATGCGTCTCAGCATGAATTTCGTGGCCATGAGCAGCACCCCAGGTGCCGCCCCGACCCCGAGCCTGTCGGCACACGAGAACCCCGTGATCTATCATCAGGCCAACCGATTCGCGTGGAATTCGGTGGACTACACGCCGCGTTCGCTGTCGCTTGATCTGGAGAACGCTGTCGAGGGGTTGCGCGGGTTCGGCGCGTCCAGCCTCACCGGCTCGGCTGTTACCGGGATTCGGAATGCCCGCATGACCGTGACCCGCTACAAAACCAACGACAATTGGCCCGACGCACAGACCGCCGGCACCGAGAGCGACGGTGACATCACGTTTACGGACGGTACCGATCAGTTCCGGATTAACATTTTCAACGCACAAATCCCTGAAGCTGTGACCATCGCGGCCCAGAGTGTCGGGCTGAACGAGGAGAGCGCTATCTTCGAGCCACGCGACGACGGCACCGATCCCCCGGTCCAGTTCGTGGTAGTCAATGACGACTCGTCCGCGCTGGCTTCCTGATGGCGATCGACCTCCAAGCGCTCGCCGCTCCGGTGTGGGTTGAGACCGCGGGCCTCGGTCAGCGGTTCGATTTCGGCTGTGTGCCGCTCGGGCCGGGCGACTTTGACAGCCACGCGGCCACGCTTTTCGGTCTCGTCGCAGGCATCGACGGAACCGACAAGCCGGCCCGGGAACCGGTCGCGGCCGATCTGGAGAACATGCAGATCCTCGCATGTCTGACGGTGCGGCACATCCGACAGCCAGACGGAGAGCCCGAGGCGGTGCGGTTCGTGCTGTCTGAGGCAGACGAGGACACCGACGCCCGCCGACTGTGGGTGGGTCGTCTTCCGTTGCAAGAGGTCGGGGAGATCGCAGGCGTCGGAATCCGAACATATGCGGAGGCAGCGGCGCGGGCGGTACGATTTCGCCGCCGATCCGCGGCTATTGCACTCGCTCGACGAGATGGCGAGGCGGTACGGGACGACCCCGGGGCGATGGATCGCGAAGCCGGATGATCCACCGCTTCTGTCGCTGTGGCTCGATCTGCTCGTGTCGCGGCTGTGTGCAGGCGCGGCGGTTGAGACCCAGCGGCAATGGCTCGCCCGCAACGGTGATAACGTGATGTGGGTGATGCCCGCCCCTGGGAGCTGATGAGATGGCAGACGGCACCGTTGAATATCTGATCAGGTTGACCGACCGCACCAAGACGGGCACGCGGTCGGCTGTCGCCGGATCGCAGAAGCTCGAAAACCAGACGAAGCAAACCAGCCGCGCGGTCGACAACCTCGGAGATGAAAGCGCACAGACAGGCCGACAGCTTACGACCATGGGCCGCAAGAGCAAAACCGCGGGCGGTGGGCTGCGGGGCATGGCGACGGGCCTACGCGGGGCCATGGCGGGCGTCAGCGGGCTCGCAGCAGGCGTTGGCGGGTTGGCTACCGCTTTTGGTGCCACGATGCTCATTGGGGCCGTGACGGCTTCGGTTCGTGCCTTCCAGAGTTTTGGTCAAGAGATTGCCGATCTGCGGAACGACATCACCGACGCCTCGACCCGATCAGGCATTGCGGCCGACACGCTCGAAGGGTTGCGGCTCGCCGCAGAGGGCTCGGGCCTGTCGTTTTCGGCGCTGACTTCGAGCCTTGATCAGTTCGGGCGACGTGTCACGGCGGCGGCTGACGGCGGAAACGCTACCGCAGACGCCTTTGAAAAGCTCAAGGTCAAGGTTGTCGACGTAAACGGCGATCTCAGGGACGGGGACGCGGTTCTACGCGACACGCTCGCCGCGCTCAACGGCATGGAATCGGGCGCGCTTCGATCCTCGCTCGCTATGGAGACGCTGGGCAGGTCAGGCGCAAAGCTCATGCAGGCTCTCAGCGGCACCGAGCTGGAATCTTTTGTAGCTCTTGCGAAGGAATTCGGCGTCGGCGTCGGGCCAAAAGCAGCAGCAGAGGCGGGCAAATGGCAGCGCGCATCAGCAGAGCTTGGCGTCGTCATGGACGGTCTAAAAGCGGAAATCTTTGACATGGTTGGGGGTACCGACGCGCTCGTTTCGGTCACAGAGGCGATGATCCTCGGGTTCGAATTTGCGAAGGGTGCGATCACCGGGTTTGCGGACGGAATGGATAGCGCCGTTGACCGAATGATTGCGCCATTCGAGAGCCTCGTCAATTCGATTACGTTCCTGCTGACATCCTTGGAGCAGATCGGGAACGGCGATTTTACCGGCGGCCTGTTCACAATGCAGGTTGCGCTGGATGAGCTGAAGCGGGCCGCGACAGAGACTCCGGCGGCTATCGGTAGCGTGTTGACGGGCGGTCTTTTGGAGGCAGGCCTAACCGCTGGGTTCAGAGGGGCAGAGGCAGCAGACACGACTGGACGCGCCCGGGTGGAGCGTTTGCGCGAGCTACGAGCGGCAGCGTCAACGCAGACCACACCCGACGGGCCGAGCGGCGGCGATGGCGGCGGCGGCGGCTCCGAAACAACAACCACCGCAGCCGACCCCCGATCCCGCTCCGACCTCGCCGCAATCGCGGCGGCGGCGGCCGGTGGCCCTACTCTCGTCGGCGGTGATCTTGGCGATCCAGTCGCAGCGGATCAGGCGAACGCCGCATTTTTTGCGCGAGAGCTTGAGGCAACAAGAGCCGAACGCCTCGAAGGCGCACAGACCGGGATCGGTGTCGCAGGTCAAGTGCTCGCAGGCGACGCGGGCGGGGCGATCTCTTCCGTGGCCGGTGCCGCGGGGATGGCTGGTCTGGGCGTCGCAGGCGCGGCCGTGTCGGGGCTCCAGTTCATCGGGGAGCAGGGGGCCGACGGAATCCGCGACACGCTCGACGGGGTGAAGGACGGACTGATCGCGGCGCTCGAAGCGTTACCCGAGCTGATCGGGGATGTGTTGCCCAATTTCGCGATTTCGCTTGTCCAGACGTTGATCCCATCGCTGATCGAAAACTCACCGGCGATCTTCCGCGCGTTGATCATCGATCTACCGATTGCGCTGGCCAAAGCCTTGACCGGGCTCCCCGTGCGGCTTCTTCAAGGCGCAGGGGACAGAGTGACCAAAGCGGTCGAAGGCTCCGAATTTCTGCAAAATTTGGCCGGAATAGACGCGATTCTAACCGGCAACGTTGACGCGGGGGTAGCCGAGCTGACTGATAAGGGCGACTCAGGCGAGGCGCTCGGAGTCAACACAAGACGCAGCCGATCGACAAGCTCCGCCCGCACCGCCACAGACGGCCAATCGGCATCTGCCCGGGAGGCGGATCGACTCGCGAGCATGAGCACGCGCCCCCGCCGCGGTCGCGGTGTCGTGCGTTCCAACCCGTTCGACGACCTCGCCCGACAGTATGACGCCCAGTATGGGACGTATGGCCGGGCATCATCTACGACGATCAGGCCGGCGACATGAGCGAAACCACGATCAGCTACTACCCGATGGGCATCGGGAACCTCGAAACCATCACGATCCCGAATTTTATCACCGACCTACAGGACGAAGATCCCGAGGTCATCGCGGCAACGTCGGAGACGGTCGCAGGCGGCATGTCTCGGCAGCTTTACGGAGACTGGCGGCGCGTCGTGTTCATTCGTCAGCACCTCCGACCGAGTGTCACGGCCGAGGCCATTGCGATCCGTGGGCTGCGGTCGCTTCAGTCCCACCTTCTGGCGGGCTACTCGATCGGCGTCGCGGTCGGTAGTCGGGCCGCGTTCGGCTCGTACACCGTCGCGGGCGCGTCTCGCGGTGTGGATGTCATCGGGATCCCGGCGAACAAGTACGCCCCGTGGGATGCCGCGGCGTCTCTCATCTCGGGTGATGAGGTCGTGATCCAGTCTCCAAGCCCGGGCGGGGCGCGAGAGGTCCACAAGATCCAGAGCATCACGGCGATCGGCTCGACGTTTTTGGTCCAGCTCTCGCGGACGCTCCGGTACGATCACCCGGGAAGCATCCTGATCAGGCGTCGCACGTTCTACCCGCACCTCAAAATGCCAGAGGACCAGCTCGAAACGCCGATCATCACGTCATCATCCAGGGGGCAGACGTTCGATCTGCGCCTCGAATTGCGCGAGGACATGGCCGAGGCGTGGGCGCTGGGTGCGTCGGGCGAGGCGTTGACCGGTGCGACTGGGCAGGCGCGGACCGTGATCGATCGATTCTCTCAGCTTGGGCGAGGCTACTGATGGGATGGGCGGCGGCTTTCATTGCGGCGCTCGGCGGGTCGAATTCGTGCGCGTACACAATGCGCAAGATGCCCGCGTTTACGCTTGTCCCCGGCATCCCGAGCGACTACGCGCGCTCCGATCAGGGGTCGCACGGGTTGATCGCGTTGTCACCAGGGGCGCCGCTCTCGCTGTCGTCACAGTCGCTATCGATCCCAAGCTTTGCGGTGAGCCAGTCGCAGTGGAGGACCGCTCTCGCAGGCATCGAGGCCGGGGAATGGGCTGTGCAATCGCTCCCCCGGGGCGCCGCGTGCGAGATTTACCTGCGCCTTTTCGGCGTCGGCATGGCAGAGCGGATCATCGTGGGGCAGGCGCGCGACGTGTCGGGCGTCGGGCCGCAGAGCATCGTGTCAGGCTGGGGGCCGTTGGCGCTGATCATCAGCCGGCCCGAGGCGCTGGTAGCGGTCACGACGAATCAGGACGCGGGGCTCTTCCCCGATTGCACAGTCGACAGCCCGCACACGGGCACACTGGCGGCAAATTTCAATTTCGGCACGCACACGACGATCCAGCTCACATCCTCCCCGCAGATGGAGCGCGAGACCGGGCAGGATGGCGCGGTGCTCGTGACCCCGACAAGCGGAGAGCCTTACATTGTGACCTACACGGGCGTCTCGGGGAACAACCTCACCGGGGTGAGCACATCGGCACAGTTCGCCACAACCGGATCAAACGCCGTCACAGGTGACAAAATCCAAGAGGTCTGCTGGGTCAATCGCCACCCCGTCGACATGGCGCGGCGCATCCTCACCAGCACGGGCGCGGGCACGAACGGCACACACGACACGCTCCCTAAGGCGTGGGGGCTCGGCATCCCGGCCGGGCTGATCGACGTGGACGGGTTCAACGAGACCGCGGGAAGGCTCAACGGCACGATCTCGTCCGGGTCGTACATCGTGCAGACGGCAGCAACCTCGCCGCAGACGCCCCCGATCCAGTGGCTCCAGGCGGAGCTTGCCCGCTACGGGCTGTGGCTTTGCACACGGCAAGGACAGATCAGCATCCGGCCCGCCCTCGACTACTGGCGGCACACGCCGTCATTCAGGATGAAGCTCGACCGATCGAACATCCTCGCCGTCTTGCCCGAGCGGTCGAACTTCGACCCCGGCAACGGCGCAGAGGCGCGATACTTCACGGTCCTTGGGGCGTCGCTACCGGTGTCGTTTATTCTGTCTGAGGCGCCCGAGACGCGGCCCATGGTCGGCACCATTGCAGGCGGCCCGCAGATCAACACATACCCAAGCGTCTACCAAAACGACGCGCAGATCAACGAGTCGATCGCGCGCCGTGTCGGGCCGTGGCACACGCGGATCTGTGCCGTCATTGACGTACAGGTCAACCTGTCAGCGGCTCAGTTGTGCGTGGGCGATTGGGTCGACATCTCGCACGCGGGGTTGTGGGACAAAACCACGATCGATCGCAGTCTCGGCATGTCCACAAGCGGCGGGATCTTGCGCCCGGCGATGGTCACCGCGATCTCTTGCGACTGGACTGCGGGTGTGGTGTCGCTCCGTCTGCATGTGCTCCCCGAATCCTGATCCGCGTGATAGGATCGGGTCAACAGACAAGGAGGCCCCATGGCTGTCTCGAAGACGATCCACGTAGACGCCGCCGGGCGGCAGCTTCACCGCCTCCGGTGCACGTTTGCGAGCGCGAGCGGGACCACCGTGGAAGAGCTGAAAGTAGACGAGCATCTCCCCGCGGCGTGTGTGCTCACCCAGGTGCACACCTACGGGGTCTCGGGTTCGTGCACGAACTACCGCACGGACATTCACGAGGCCGTCGAGAGTCAGAGCACCGTGCCCGCGGGCGCGGCGATGCTCTTTCAAGAGGTCAGCACAGCCAAGGCGAGCCAAGCAAACACGGCGCGGATCGGCGGTATGGTGGCCCTCGACAGCGGCCGATCGCTCTATGTCCGGCTGGT